AAGAAGAACAACGAATCCTTTTCCTAGCGGAGTCTCCCGATTGCAACCATCCACGCGAACTCCGCGCAATCGCCTTTCAGGTGCGAAAACTGGAGGATCGGATCAAGCAACTCGAATCCGAGAACGATGCACTCCGCGCTGATCTGTTGCTGTGGGAGGAGAAGGAGGCCAAGCCGTGAGCAAATACCCTAGGACTGACGCAGCCCGTCTAAAAGATGTCTGCCGTCACATGGCAATGGCGGAAGAATGCACTCGGATGGAGTACGAGTTGAACGAAGCAAAGGCCCGCATCAAGCGGATGGAGGAGGCGGGGGATAAGATGGAGGCATGGCTGCGCGATGAGCGGTTGGATGCCGTGCAGCACACTGTTTCAAAATGGCGCAAAGCCAAGGAGGCCAAACCGTGAACTGTCCATACTGCCATTCACCAAAGCGAACAGAGACGACCTATGAGTGCTGGAGACGCACTGATATGGACGAGTTTCAGCGGCCTGAGAAGTGTCTGCGTAACGAGATTGGATTGCTCAACGACCACATCAATCTACTCAAGAGTACTGGCGATGAGCTGCTTGAGTGGCTGAAGGACGGTACCATTTCCGACTCAAACTATCGGTTGCTGGCCAATGCATGGCAGCGAGCAAAGGAGAACAAGCGATGAACCCCGAATACGAAGCGCACGCACGCTTGTGCAAATCCATCGGAGCAATGGCGAAGGAGAACGAAGATCTTAAGCAGCACGTCACCGAACTTGAAAACCGTCTCCGCGCTCTGTGGGACAAGTACGATGCAGAACTGAAGCACTGCGTGCAGATGATTGGCAGGTTGGAAAACGCGGGAAATGAAATGTACAAGTTTATCAATCCTCCTTCGCCGTGTATGAGGACGACCAGAATGGATAACTTATTGCAGGGTTGGGATGACGCAAAAGGTCAACATTAAATAACATCTAAGGAGAAAAAGCTATGAAAGACGAATCGTATTTAGTAATACCGTCTATACTCTTAATCGTGTTTCTATGTGTGCTAATAAACATGTTTGGATTCCATGGAGGTATTAATAAAATGCAACAAGAAGCAGTCGCTGCTGGCCATGCCGAGTGGGTGGCCGACACAAGCGGCAAACCGCAGTTCAAATGGAAGGAGTCGAAATGAGCGACACCCCAATATCAGACTCAACACCGCACAACGTGGCCGAGTTGGGCATGCTGTGCAGGAGGCTGGAGCGCGAACTCAACGCAGCAAACGCAATCATCCGTCAGCAGCAATTGTTAAATGAGGAGAATCTGCGGTTAAAGGAACTCATCAAGAGGCTGGAAATTGCAGCATGGAAAAACTACAACAATGCCCATAAAGAGAAGGAGGTTAAGCCGTGAGCTTGCTTGAAAAATTAGGCCTATCAAAGCAATCAATGGAGAGAATGCTTGGTGCTGTCGCTCCATTAAAAAAGACTAAAATCAAACGCTATCGGAGATACGAAACTGTTCCCGCAGATATCCGTAAAGCCATTCTTGGAGAGCATCAAAGCTACACTTGCCGTGAGTTGGCTAAGAAATATGGCATCTCATCTTCAACCATATGGGACATTAGAGACAGTAAATCCAAAATTGAATGACAACAAGAAATGAATCATACATACCAAAGCGCGGACATATACCCGAAGCAGTTGTAATAGAAGTACTACAAGACCTTCAGAACAACAGAACATACAGGCAGATTAAAGAAGACTACGCAGTCAGCATAGGTTGGATACACAAAATCAGACACAATAAGACCAGAAAATGAACATACTCAACGAAATCAAAAGCGGGATCTCCAGATTGCTTGGAGTCCATAAGACAGTGGAGACCAAAGAGGCTCCAAGAACTCTAAAGCCCAAACGCATCCAAAAGCGTGGAAGGGGACGACCAAAGGGACTCAAGATACCGCAGCAGATTGTCGATGCGGTGCGACAAGCTGACAAGAGCATGACTAACAAACAGTTAGCTGCTAAGTATCGTGTTTCTTACTTTTGGGTTTGGAGTGTTCGTAGCAATAAGTTGCGCTTGAATTAACCTAATCAACGCGAGTGTGTCTTGATTTTGCTCTTCTTTTATGATTATTGCCCATTGTGAACATCACTCAGCACCACCGTCGAGTTATGGCGATTGGTTGCAGTCATGGGAGCCGAGCCAATCAAGATGCACTCGCTGCGGTGCTATTGTTCCGCGAGAAATTCAAACCAGACGAGATAATCCATTTAGGGGACGCATTCGATCTTGCCTCATTGCGATCTGGCTCACTCCAAAACCCCAACGACTCGGATCAAGCGGACGACTATCTTGATGATATCCAAGAGGGAGTAAAGTTCCTCAATGAGTTACGCCCAACGGTGTTCACTTTAGGAAATCACGATGAGCGAGCTAGGAAGTATCTCAATCACCATAACGCTGTTGTCAGAGGATTTGCGGAGGCTGTATGGGAACGAATGGTTGAGCCTATTAACAAACACTGCCATACGTTTATTGAGACCCATGACTGTCTTGAAAGATCATTCTATAAGTTGGGCGGTTTTAGTTGGGGACATGGAGTGCTCTATGGGGAAAACTTCATTCGTGATTCAGCCGAGACATTTGGTAACTGTGTTGTGGCTCATGCTCATCGAGCCGGTCAAGCGACTGGTCGCAACCAGTCAAATCCAATTGGCTTTTGTGTCGGAACTTTGGCGGATATTCCGTCAATGGATTACGCAGGGAAACGACGATCCACATTAGCTTGGTCTCACGGGATCGTATTTGGAGAATACACAGACAACTCAGCGCAACTATACCTGCACCAATGGCCTCAGAACGAACAGAATTGGCATCTGCCGAGCTTTTAAAGCGGCTGAGGGCAGCAATCCAACATCAAGCAGAGAGCGTCCCAGAGGGATGGTTGACCGCTAACGAATGGTCTGATCTTTGGAAGCTGTCCCCTAACGCTGCTGGACTCGTACTCAACAAGTCAGTGAAACTTGGATTGATGGAAACCAAGAAGTTTCGCATTGATACTAAAACTCGCGGCAACTACCCAACACCACACTACAAGCCAATAGATGAAATACCTGTCAAAGACCAAGCCAACCGTTGAGGTTGAGTTTGTTGCCGAAGCTCAACTAAGGATCGGTGAGACCAAGAGACTCTGCGTGATCTACCAGCGAGGAGAGATCTTCTACGTTCGACCGAAGGCTGAGTTTTTTGACAAGTTTGTGCTGGACGAGCCGCAGATCCAGAGTTAGAAGTAAGCAGTCAGCGCAAGCCGTGAGAAGCGAGCGATGACATTCAAAAATGAAGCCATGTTCAACCAATTTCTCCCCACTCTTTCTGTGTACGTCCCGTCGCTTCAGCGGGAGTTCTCACCACAGACTGAGTGGGGTTTTCTGTCTTGAAACATGATTGTAGAACTAGACTTCCTAGATCACTGGAAAACACGATTACTAAGCAGACTGTTAGACACTGAAACCGCTCCATTGCACGTTATTCGGCTATGGGCGCACTGTCAGACCAGAAAGACAAACAGGTTTGCTGATTGGAATCCTGCCATCTTGTCGGCTGTATGCAGATGGAACGGAGACGCTCAAGAGTTCTGGGACGCAATGCTCCAGACATTTTGCCGATCCGAAGACGGCTGTTTGATTGCCCATCAATGGGATGAGGTAAACGCTGGATTGATTTGCTCTTGGTCAAATGGAGCCAAAGGAGGGAGACCAAAGAAACCCACGGGTAACCCGCCGGTTAACCCAGAACCGATTCCGGTTATCCCAGACATAACCCGTGGGGTAACCTATAGAGAAGAGAAGATAGAGAAGATAGATTCTTCTTTGCCAACTCCAAGCGTTTCAGATCCCGAACTCGATTCGCTTCGCTCTCGAATAAACAAATGGTTTCGCAGACGAGAAGGAACCGATTGGCAACCCGCTGAACTCAAAGCTCTCAAGCTTGTGGTCAAGCTTAAGACCTCCGAGTCAGACCTTCAGCTTCTCGATGCTCGTTACGAGACTAAGAACAAGTATCGACGCAAAGACATTATGACTCTGCTTAACAATTGGAACACCGAGATTGATCGCTGTAAGTCTGGTGACGATGACTCGCAACAAACTTTATCAATAGCCGGTCAACCGAAGACCATTCTCTCAGAAAACATTGCTGACTACTTATGAGCGATCCCTTTTTTGCTGAAGACGACGAGTTTGGTCTGATTGGAGCGTGTATCGCTGGAGGCTCTGACATTTGCTTTGACGCATTCGCTGAAGTTCCAACAGCAGCAATTCAAAACGAACAACTGGCTTTAACTTACGAAACCATAAAAAGCCTCATCACTCAAAACAAGCGAGTGACATTGCCGGAGTTAATGAAGGAATGGAAACGAACCATTACAAGTTCAGCAGTACCATTTGAAGCTTGGAACCGCTGCGATGAACTTTGCCCATCACCTTCCGGTTACCCGATGTTCGCCAAGAGCGTTCTGGAAGCCCATCACCGTCGCCAGTTACGTTTTGCCGGAGACCGCTTGATTCGCGATTCCGCTGTGGTGACCCTAACCGTGGATCAAATCGTCGCTAATGCCGAGCAGGGACTCAGCGTTGAGGCTTCCAAAGACGATCTTCAATCCAGCAAGTCCGTTGTCTCAAGATTTATCGACTCGACGCAAGAGCGGTTCAATCGCAGGGGACAACTCAGCGGGATCAATACTGGCTTCTTTAGACTCAACCAAATGACTGATGGCTTGCAACTCGGAGAACTCGCTATTATAGCAGCACGACCCTCGATTGGTAAGACGGCTATGGCGATTGCTATAGCCAAAGCAGCAACGATAGAAGACCAAGTTCCAACCTTATTCATATCGCTAGAGATGTCAGATGAAGCTATTATTAGAAGAATGGTTTCAACTGTTGGATCTATTCCAATGCAGGATATTAAGACCGGCGAGATGGATCAGGGAGGTCTTAAAGCTATGAGTACAGCATCAGCTAAGATCGCAGCCAGTCCATTACACTTCGCCTCTGGCTCCTCCGTGACAAACATATCGTCCATCACAGCAGTAATCCGCAGAGCAGTCCGCAAGTGGGGAGTTAGGTTGGTATTGATCGACTACATTCAGAAGATCCACGGGAGTAAGGGAGCCGAGAAGAAAACCTACGAGATAGGTGAAGTCAGCGGTAAGCTCAAGAGCATTGCCGTCGATACCAAGACTGCCATCGTAGCCTTAGCGCAACTCAACCGAGAGAACGAGAAAGATAAGGGACGCTCACCTCGTCTTTCGGACATAGGGGAGTCAGGACAGGTGGAGCGCGATGGGGATCTGGTGATGCTCCTGAACAGAGACCGCAATCAACCGCAGGGGGAAGCTATGGTCGCAATAGCCAAGCAGCGCGACGGAGAATGTGGAGCCGTAAAACTCTGGTATGATGGACGCTTCTGCCGGTTCTCTGAGTGCGGCATTGATACCTAAGTTTAAAAACCCAACGACAGGTTGACTCCCCTAAACAAGTCTGCCAGTCTCTCAACGGACTCAGTCCAACATAAACACCATGATCACCGGCAAGATTGACGTAACTAAGGTAGACAAGACCCATCTATTCAAAGGTAAGGCTGGAACGTATTTGGACATTGCTCTCATTACCAATAAGGCTGGCCGTGACCAGTATGGTAACGACGGGATGATTGTTCAGTCAGTATCCAAACAAGCC